AAGGTGGTTGCTATGCAAAGGTTATTCGCCTCGATAAGGAAAGCGAGCCGGACATCTATGGCGCTATCAAGCGCGATGCGTTGCTCGAAAACGTAACTATTGACAGCAAAACGGGTAAGCTCGACTTTAATGACAAGAGCGTGACGGAAAATACGCGCGTTTCTTACCCGATCTATCATATCAACAACATCGTTAAGCCGGTTTCTAAAGGCCCGCACGCAAAGCAGGTGATTTTCTTGTCGGCTGATGCGTTCGGCGTATTGCCTCCTGTTTCTATTTTGACGTCAGAGCAGGCTAAATATTACTTCCTCTCCGGCTTTACAGCTAAGCTCGCAGGTACAGAACGCGGCATCACGGAACCGACGCCGACCTTCTCTGCTTGCTTCGGCCAAGCTTTCTTGTCGCTCCACCCGACGAAATATGCGGAAGAGCTTGTTAAGAAGATGGAACGTGTAGGCGCAAAGGCTTATTTGGTGAACACGGGCTGGAACGGCACGGGCAAGCGTATTTCTATTCGCGATACGCGCGGCATCATCGATGATATCTTGAACGGCGAAATCGATAAGGCGCCGACGAAGACAATTCCTTTCTTCGACTTCGTAGTGCCTACGCAATTGCCGGGTGTAGATCCTGCTATTCTTGACCCGCGCGACACGTATGCTGACGCAGCTGAGTGGGAGAAGAAGGCGAAAGACCTCGCCGCACGCTTTATCAAGAACTTCGATAAGTTCTCCGGCAACGAGGCCGGCAAGGCGCTCATCGCAGCAGGTCCGAAACTCTAAGCAGAAGTTTGCGTCTTTCGCGACGCAAGTTTGATATAAAAGTCAGCGGCTCACTTCCTTTGTGGAGGCGGGCCGCTTATGGTTTCGTCTAAATCTTGTGCACAGCCTTTTTCGTCCTTATATCGGTTTTGCCTTTTAAGTTTTGATAGGCGCACGTATGGGGCACAGAACGAAGCGTATAGGATAATGGAGGGCTAAAAAGTAGGTAAAGGTGATGGTTTACAAAGAGTTATGGCTGGGTTGATGGATTAGGCTCCACAAAACGAAACGTTTACATAGGTTTAATTTTGGTTTACATCGAAAGGCTTTTCGTTAACATAAGGTTGCCGGAAAGTTTACACACATAAGGCTGCACGTTTACGCGTGTAGCTTTTTTTGTTGGTATGCAGGGAAGTCCTTTATACACGGGTGTTTGGGGCGCACAGGGGCTTTGTACGCGCCCCGGAATGAACGGCGTGGGAATAGTATTAGAACGGCCTTAAAATGTGGTTTGAGGGGGAGGAACTAAAACGGGCGAAAATGGCGATTTTGTGGGTTAGGTTTACAGTTAGGTTTATAGTTTAGGTTTACTTTTCCAGAAACTTAGGTTTACTAAACTCCTGCCAAGCCCCCCCATGTGGGGATATAGCAACAATCCAAAAAATGGGGGATTGATACAAGAAACTGGCACTTTGCGAACAACTTTTGAACGTTCCTATTTTGCGTAAACTCCTGTGTATACAAGGATTTTCTGCTAAAATATAGGGAACGTAGGAGGGGGGAGCCCCCTTAGGGGATACGCTTAGCGTGTTTGGAGATACCATCAGACAAGGCGGACGAGTCCAATGATGGTACTGAGTGAACGTATGTCAGATTTGGGGAGAGGGAATGGTTTGAAGCGCTTATTTTCAGAGACGCAAAGGATACACTCATTGTCTTTCTCATACTCTTCGACGTATTTGACGATCACTCCTTGGCTGGTATCAAGGACATATACTCCGCCCCATTGAAAAAAGAGAATGTTCGGAATTTTTCGACAGGCAATAATGTCACCACTATTGTAGAGTGGCATCATAGAGTCACCGGAGACACGAATGAGGAAATTTGCTCCTTTTGCTTCGAACTCTGGAATAGAATAGCGTTCACAATCTTCGAGATATACCCCTTCGCCATCTGTGGAAGGAAATCCGGCAATGGCGTCAAAAGAGATAAGGGGTATACCCTTGGTTGATTTTCTTGCCTTTTTTTCTTGCCGATTAGCTATTTTCTTTGTATCTTTTGTATAAGATAGAGGCTCTTCTGTAGCAGGTGTATCCTCATAGGTACCTTTTGTTTTTATCATTGCCCCTCGACCTGTAAGAAGCCACTCCGCAGATAGATCAGGATACGTAGTTAAAATTTTAACTATCATATCGCCACCTATTTGGCTCTGTAGATTCTTACCCTTAAAGTTGCTGTCTTTAATGCTTGTAGCATCAAAGAAGTCTACTTTTTTTATCCCCTTAAAATCCAAAAAAGCAAGAATTCTTTCCTTGATAGTTAAAATATCCCCCATTTTTCTTGTATAGTTAAAATTTCCACTATATCTTTGCAACGTCTTCCATTTGGAAGCGCGGCCAAAGATGGAAAAAAAGGCCGAGAATTTAAAATTTTAAGGATTAAAGATTATGAAGAAGAAAAAAAATAGAATCAGAAAGAACGGGGTCAATCGTTCGCCCCGTTTAGTTAGCAAGAGATTTTTGGAGTTTAAGTTCAGTCCTATTCAGATGGATGACCTGTGTCTTCATGGTATTCAAAGAATGGGTTATCATAGCCATCAAAAGGGAACTCTCTCAAAGGAGTGTTTACCAGCAATGGCAGTACGCCATCTGCACATGTTGCAAGAAAACTTCGATAAGAACCACTGTCCACAATATTCGAGATGTCAAGAATATCGTTCTGGAATTTCACAGTTATCTCAGCTATTTGGAGTGCTGCAAAGCGAAGCATCAGCTGCTGGGGATGGTTCGTCCATTTCTTCTGCCTGCGTTGAGAATCAGATATCGCAATGTATCTCAGAATGTCTTTCTGATTGTTCTTCACGAAGTCGAAATATGCGTCGTATCCTTTCTCTCGTAAGAGATTATAGAGTTGTTCGACCTCTTCGCGATGGAAGTTGTAGCGTATCTCTTCTGCGGATACACTCGATTTTACAAGATAATTATAAAGGCTCATATTTGTGTATGTTGTTTGATATTTTCCTTGGCTGCCGATGCGGTATTGCCTCAAGAGCTGTGGAGTTATAACCAGATAGTTAGTTTCATTTCTGAAATCGGCTATAAAGTTGGTGAAAATAAATGAATTAAAATAAGTGAGATTATGAAAAAGTACATTCACATCCAAAAAGAGGACCGCGAGTTTATCGCAAAGGCGTTTAAGGTCTGTAAACGCACAGTATATAACGCCATTCATTTTGCGGACATGAACGAGGGTTATGACACAGCGAAGAAGATACGCCAGATGGCTTTGGCGCGCGGCGGTATCGTAATGGTTGAGGTTCCTGAATTAGAAACTCTACATGACGCTGACGGCTATATGAGGCAGTATATAGGTGACGTGCTGTTGGAGTTCTCGAAGACGGAACCCGTGTGCGATGTCTATAAGAAGGGCGAGAAGGTTCGCCACTTCGACAACGTTATGACGAGCGACATTCAGGGCATTCAGGACTGGGCTGCTAAACTATAAGGAGGCACGCGATGGAGTACTACGAAGGCAAACTGTGCATCTCAGCCCGTGAACTGGTGGACAAAGGCATCATGACCAAGGCAAACTATGCTCAAAAGGCATGGAAGGGTCAGATAGATGTTGTCCGTCAGGGAAAGGGGCTGGGTAACTATGCCCTCGTCGCCATTGATAGCCTCCCCAGCAAGTACAAGGAAAAAGTCAAGGAACTCTACCCCGACGGCGCGCAGACCCATCTTCGGCTGTGGGTAATGGAGAACTACGAAACGGACGATGAGGCCGTGAAGTTCTTCCGCGACAAGGACAAGACCGGCGTGGACTTGCTGCAGCACCCCGAGAAGATCAGGGAGTATGTTACGAATGCGAGCGTGCTGAACTGCTGCATCAAACTCTACGATCGCGCCTCTACCGCACGCAAGCTGATGGGCGAGAAGTACAACTGGGACTATATGACCGATGCCATCGAGGCGTTGCGTACGGAACTCGGGCACACGCTGCCCACGAGCACGCTGCGGTTCAGGAAGAAGGTGAACGAGTACCGGCGTGAGGGCTACGCCTGCCTCGTGAGCGGCAAGTTCGGCAACCAGAACAAGCGACTGGTAACAGAAGCTGTGGAGGAAGCCGTACTGAGCCTCTCCTGCCTTGAGAACAAGCCTTACAACACGACCGTCTGGGAACAATGGAAGATGTTCCTCTGTGGCGAGCTTGACATCTTCCACCTCGACACGGGCGAGTTGCTCAATCCCGATGACTTCACAGATAAGAACGGTGAGCCACTGATGCTGAGCGAGAGCACCATCAGCAACATCCTGAACCAGCCGGCGAACAAGTTGCGCATCAACCAGCGCCTGCTGATGCCTGTTACGTTGATGCACGAGCAATTGCCCCACATGCACCGCCACAACGGTCGCTACTCACTGAGCCAGATTACGATGGACGACGTGGACTTGAGCCGCAAACTGAAGGATACGAAGAAGTGGGTACATGCCTACTATGCCTACGACGACGTGAGCGAGTGCGTGCTTGGCGCGAGCTACGCCAGGGAGAAGGACACGCCGCTGGTGGTGGAATGCTTCAGGGACATGTTCCGGCTTCTTGCCGCTAACGGCTGGGGTACGCCGAAGGGCATTGAGGTGGAGAACCATCTGATGTCGCAGTGGCGGGACAACTACCTGAGCCCGGGCGTGGTGTTTGAGTTCGTGCGCTTCTGCGCCCCGCAGAACTCACAGGAGAAGCGTGCGGAGCATTACAACGGTGCGAAGAAGACCAGCATCATCCACAAGAACCATGCAGGTATTGGGCGTCCTTTTGGCAAGGGAAAGCGCAGGGTTGAGCAGAAGAAGGTGAGCGACGCAAGCAACGAGCTGTATGAGGAGAAGAAATACTACAGTTGGGACGAACTCGTGGCCGACGACCGCCGGGACAACGAGGAGTGGAACCACTCACTGCACAGCGACCAGAAGAAGTGGCCCGGCAAGACCCGCTGGGAGGTGCTCGTGGAGAACGTGAACCCCGACCTGTGGCCTCTGGACAGGCGAATGCTGGCGAGATGGATAGGCGTAAGCGTGGAAACGAGCGTGCGCAGAAACTCCACGGTAAGGGTGGCTTACTCCGACTGGTGGCTGAGTGGTCCAGAAGTGTTGGAGCGGCTCGCCCCGAACACTTACAAGGTTACGGCCTGCTACCTGCCCGACGAAGAGGGACAGCCTCAGGACGTGTACCTGTATCAGGGTGATCGGTATATCGACACGGTGGAGAAGGTGGAAACTTACAACCGCGTGATGGCCGAGCAGACCGAGGAGGACCGAGAGAAGTTCGAGAAGCAGCAGAAGAAGGTTGCCCACTTCAACAAGTATCTGAAGGAACGAGCCATCAGTAAGGTGGGCGTGATGAAAACCACGGCAGCATTGCTGAATGAAGAGCCTGCGGAGGCGTTGGAGTTGAAACCAAAGGAAGAGCCGAAACACCAGCCACATACGGTGATAGGCGTAACGGCTCGCGCAAGGGCAGACATATAAAAACAGCCCGTTGGTGTAAGGCGGCACGCCCTATTGACAGGAGACGGATTGATGAAGTCACTTGAGGGGAGGTTGCAAGGTTCGAATCCTTGACGGGCACAATAAGAATAACGATTAAATGCCATTAGGATATGATTACAACAGGCAATAAACAACGGATTTTGGAGGCGATAGCCGCCAACCGCAGAAACTACCCGAGCGATGCGAAGCACGCATCGGCGCTGGGCATATCGGCCAGCGTGTATAACGGATTGAAGAAAGGCCAGACGGAGAAGGCACTGAGCGACGCCAACTGGATAAGCATAGCCCGGCGACTGGACGTGAGCCTGCGCGAGACAATCGAGTGGAAAGGTGCGCAGACGGAGACGTTCAAGTATATCAGCATTCAGCTGGAGGCGTGCCAGGAACGGAGCCTGAGCGTGATACTGTGCGACCTGCCGAACATCGGCAAGACCTACACGGCACGCTGGTACGTACATGAGCACCGGAACGCCGTGTATGTGGACTGCTCGCAGGTGAAGACCAAGCGTGCCCTGGTGAAGAAGATCGCCAAGGAGTTCGGCGTGGGCGCAACAGGCAAGTATCAGGACACCTACGAGGACCTGGTGTATTACCTGCGAAGCATGGAGCGCCCATTGGTGGTGCTGGACGAGGCCGGCGACCTGCAGTACGAGGCCTTTCTTGAATTGAAGGCATTGTGGAATGCTACTGAGATGTGCTGCGGCTGGTACATGATGGGAGCTGACGGGCTTCGTGCGAAGATAGACCGCATGATGGAATGCCAGAAGGTGGGCTATGCCGAGATATTCTCACGGTATGGCGGTAAGTACAGCAAGGTAACGCCCGACCAGGCGGAAGACCGCAAGGTTTTCCTGCTGGAGCAGGCCCGCGTGGTGGCGACGGTGAACGCCCCTAAGGGCATGGACATCGGCCAGATAGTGCGCAAGAGCGGTGGCGGGCTGCGAAGAGTATATACGGAGATAGAGAAGCTGAAAGAAGGCAGCGATCGGCATGTAACAGTGTAGATTATGGTTGATTGCAGAGATTATAAGAAAGGCCGTTGTCTTGGTAATTGTGACGGCATTGGACATTTCCTGTGTGATGAATGTAAGTGGCGAAAGCCGAAAAAGAAAAGAAAGGAAACGGAATGAAACGTGTACAAAATGAAATAAACTGGGAACAGCGCAGGTATGAGATAGCTAAAGACCTTTATGTTCAAACCTGCCAACAGACAAAATTAGAGGGTGATAATACTGCTGCAGATGTATTCCGAAGTGTGGCATGGTTATCTCGTGTTGCTGCCGATTACTTAATAGAGGTTCTGAAAAAGTAGGTATGGCAAAGCGAGCGTACAGTCCAAAGGAAATTGCGGCGAAGACCTACAAGACGCTACCGTGGGGTGGTCGCTGGGCGGAGTGCTTTGGTTTGCCGGAGGAAAACTCCACCTGGTTCATCAGCGGTGCGAGCGCGGCGGGCAAGAGCAGTTTCGTGATGCAGTTGGCACGTGAACTGACGAACTACGGGCAGGTGCTCTACTTGAGCTATGAGGAGGGCGTGAGCCAAAGTTTCCAGGAAAGAGTAAAACTCTTCGAGATGGAGAAGTGCCAGGGCTGGTTTCGCGTGGTAACGGAGGATACGATAGAGGACCTTACCGCAAGGCTGAAGAAGCGGCACTCGGCGAAGTTCATTATCGTGGACAGCTACCAGGAAAGCGGTTGGGAATGGCCAGAGACGAAGAAACTAATCGAGGACTTTCCACGGAAGAGCTTTATCTTCATCAGTATGGAGAAGAAGAGCCAGCCATTAGGCAATGCTGCACTCCGGCTCCGCTACAAGGCGGGTGTGAAGGTTCGCGTGGTGGGTTTCAGGGCCTATTGCCAAGGGCGTTTCAATCCCGATGCGGGTAACAGTTTTGTAGTTTGGGAAGAAGGTATTTTAAGAACATCAAACAAAATAAAGGAATGAGCAAGGAGATTTACATCAGTGGTGCGATCGCACACTATGACTTAGACGAGCGCAAGGCTGCCTTCAAGGCCGCCGAAGCACTTTTACGGGCTAAGGGTTACAAGCCCATCAACCCTTTTAACAACGGCCTGCCCCAACCGGGCGACTGGCGCAAGCACATGAAGGTGGACATCGGATTGCTTCTACAATGCGATTACATCTACATGCTGAAGGGCTGGTGGGTAAGCAAGGGTGCAAAACTGGAACTGGACGTGGCGACGAGTTGCGGCATAGAGCCGGTGTTTGAGGAAGAGGAAAAGAAAACTTGCTGCATCTGCGGAAAGGAGATAGCTGGAAACGGCAACGACCCTTATCCTATCCGGGAAAAAGGCACTTGCTGTGACCAGTGCAACGCCACTGTAGTACTGCCAGCGCGTCTAAGACGGGCAAGGAGGGAGTTATGAGCACAAAAGACCTGACAGCGGAGCAACTGGAATGGCTGAAGGAAAACTTCGGAAACACCACGAACCAGGCGCTTGCCGAAAAGCTTGGGACTTCACATCGCAGCATTACCCGAATGGCCCGGGAATTGGGACTGTGGAAGACCAAGGCATTTATGTCAGTCATGCAGCGCAAGGCTTCCGAACATGCTGCCAGGGCGAACAGGGCCAACGGCGGCAATGCCGGAACGAAGAACCTGCTGCTTTACGGCAAGGCTTATCGCTTCAAGGCCGGTGAGAGCAACAAAGATCGCATGAGCGAAGCAGCCTTTAAGGCCATGCACCGCCGGATTGGTGAAAGCCGTAAGGAAACCATCAGGAAGGAGAAACGGCGTGTACTTTTCGGTTTAGAACAGCAAACAAGGCTACGGGTTGTGCAATGCTCCAAAGCGAAAATCTGCCTCCGCCACCACCTACGCAGTCACGGTTATGAGATCGCTCGTGCCTCCAACGAAGCCATAGTGACGGACAACACCCGTCGGTCCGCCATTATGGAAGCCCGGGCAATAGAGATGGGAATAACGTTCAATTTTTAATCAAGTGAGGATATGAAAACGGAAAAGGTTAACGAAAAAATCGAGCAAGCACTGACGCCCCGATGGTGGAACCCACTGTCATGGGTAGCCACTGTATTTGCACCTGTATTTGGGATTATCGGTGGCATAGCCTTAGGTTGTATTGTCGGGATGCTGATAGGCTATCAGAGAGGACTTGAACAGTCATGCAAGAACATGAACAAAATAATCAATTCATTGCCATGAGCGAGATTCAGAACTACCACCGCTTCTACGCCCTTTTGAAGGAATTTCCCGGCGCGGATAAGGAACTCCTTGTTTCAAGTTTTACGTCCGGTCGGACGACGAGTTTGCGGGCGATGAGCGCCAAGGAGTACCATAGCATGTGTGCCTCCCTGGAAGCACGTACCGGTTTGAAGGCAAAATTGAAGCAAGCGCGCAGTCTATGCCTGAAGCTGATGCAAGGGATCGGTATCGACACGAGCGACTGGTCCCGTGTAGATGCTTTCTGTCAGCATCCTCGGATAGCGGGTAAAGTATTTGCCCGTTTGGGTGTCAAAGAACTTGCTGCTTTGCAGGTAAAGCTTCGTGCGATTTTGCGCAAGGGCGGTCTTCAATCTCCGCGTTCCGGTGCTTGTTCACGTGGTGTGATTGTTTTTTCGCCCAAAAACTTATCCAGTTGTTGAGTTATGACCCCAAGAGAATTTGTACAGCGTGCGATGGCGCACATCGGCGAGCTCACGCAGGGCATGAGTGAAACGGAGTATGACAACTGCCTTGAGCAGCTCTCTTTTGAGATCGAAGAGGAACGCCAGCAGCTGAACTGGTCGCCTGAGATAGAAGATTAGTTAACAACCCTATAAAAAGAAAAGACAATGAGAACAAAAACAAGCGATTGGTTTGAAGTCAAGATGCGCTATGACAAAGTGCATGAGGACGGGCATGAAAGGAAAGTGACCGAGAGTTATGTGGTCGAGGCTCTTTCATTCGGAGAGGCAGAAAAGACGGCTATTGAATTCCTTGGCAGCTATGTGTCCGGAGAAATTCAGGTTGTAAACATCAACCCGATGAAATTCCAAGAAGTGTTCTTCAACGAGCAAGAGTCATGCGACCGATACTACAAAGCCATACTTCAGTTTATCACCATTGACGAGAAAACGGAAAGAGAAAAGCACACGCAGGTTTACTATCTGGTACAGGCTTCTTCTTTCGACAACTGCAAGGACACTATCCGAACGATTATGGACGGCACCATGATAGACTATCAGATTGCTTCAGTATCAGAAACCAAGGTTATTGATGTGATAGAACACGAGTTATAAACCCTATAAAAAGAAGAGACAATGGCAACAAGAAAAAAGAAAG